TTAGCCACTTAGGATCCTTAAGTAGCTCTGATTTTTAGCTACTTTGGCAAGGTAAATTACGTGAAGTCCAGCTTTGATCGCCTTGATAGGCAAATCACGCGGCCCGTTCCATAGATCTGGACCACCAGCGCGTTCCACATCTCCGATCGATTTTGCCTCATTCGCGGCATCGAACCGATCGATCAGGAGGCACTGTTTGCAATAGGCGTCCCGTCGATATCGTTTCCATTCTTCCAGCTCCCCTACGGCGGAATAGGTGAAGCCAAGGAGCACGGTTTCCGGTTCGTCTCCATCGACGTAGAACCGGGCGCGTTGTCCGTACGACAGGCTTTCAAGGTCGACGCCGTATCGCCGGGTGACGGCTCTCTCAATCTCAGCCGGGACCTGACCGGCAACATCGCGCAGAACTTCAATGTCTCCGAACACGGCCGTGACCGATAAGGACCCGAGCCTGAAACAAAACACGATTTCCTCGAGCGCCGCCCGCTGTCGTGCAGTCAAGGCATCAAGTGCAGCCGAATATCCTGCCAGGGCGTTGATGTTTCGAAACTGCATTTTCTCGCCTCCTAGTCGACAAATACTGAGCCGTTAGCTGTAAAGCTGGCGGCTTTTTCGTCCCAAGCCAGGCGTGCATATCCTGCAGCCCCGTCGCCTCCGCGATATCCGGCAATAGAGCCAAGGCCGCCTGCACCAATGCTGACGGCCAACACATCACCATAGACCACCTCGAGTGCGCCGATGCGCCGAGTCCCAGCCGAGCCTCCAAACCCGCCCGCACCGGACGAGTCATAGGTTGATGGGTTGTCACCACCCCCACCGCCCCCACCTGCGCCATAGGATGTACTGGGCGCAGCGCCGCCGGCAGAATTGACGTTTCCCCCGCCGCCGCCGGGACCGTGCGCTGTCCCTTCGCCGTTATTCCCGGAACGTGGCGCTTGACCGTTCAAGCCGCCTAATCCACCTGCCGCCGAAACCGGCTGATTGCCTGCTGATGTGATCGCTGTGGCACCACCGGAATCCGCTCTTCCCGAGGCAGTGCCGTCCCCCACACCATGCCCACCACCACCGCCGCCGCCAATGATTTCATAATCGACGACTGCCGTCAGAGCGCCGCCACGGAATGCAGAAAACGATATTGCGCCACTCGCGGGAATATCACGATTGGGCGAACCCGCTGCAGGGACACGACCGGCTCCACGATAGAAAGCGCTCAGGGGCAACCCAGCATCGCCACCAAATTCCGCAGCGATGCTCGACAGAGACAAAGCCCCAGATTCCACAACTGCCATGATCAAGGCGCCCCAAATGCGGTTATGTCGCCGGACACGATCAGATTTCCGTCCGGATCAAGACGCATCCGTGCTGCGCCATCGTGATCGAACCTCAGATTGCCGCTTGCGTCAGCCGTGATGGTCCAGTCGCCAACTTGCCCATATGCAAGGGCACCAAGCCCCAGACTTGATGCAACTGCCTGCGGCGACCCGATCTCAACAATTGTAAATGTGCCATTTCCGTTATCGCGTTTGAGGAAGAGCTTGCCGTCTCGGGTGTTGATTGCAAGCTCGCCCAGGTCGATTTGGGCCGTTGTTGGCACCTTACCGGGAACGACCGACCTTTTGTTCAAGACCCTGGATGTCATGACGACAAGCCTGCTTCTGCGCTCGCAAATTCAATGACTTCGGCAGGCGTTTCATCGACAACCGCTCTTGCGTCCGCCCGCTCGGCTTCGTCCCTGACGATTTCCGGGTTGGACACCATTTGCGTAGCGGTCTGCTCGCCGGTCACCTCATCGTAGATTGGCTGCTCAACCTCCGCCGGAAGCGGGTCGATCGCCGTCTGGACCACGACGGCCTCCATGACGGGTTCCCCGTTCGTCTCGTCGAACACAGGCTGGCCGTGGTCGTCAATGGCCTGCAGTTCCTCGGTGAGCTCGGGGCGACCATCCGCCAGCCGATACCGCGCCAGACGGGACTGCGCCTCCCGGTAGGCCGCTAGCTGGTGGTTAAACAGGTTGAGCTCTCCATTCACGAGGTTGTCGGCCTCCCAGCCCATTGCATAGGCTTGGTAGGAAACGTGCCCCAACGCCTGCACAACGGCCGCGAGCCGCGGAGTGAGGTCAGCGTGCGGGATCACCCGCAGCAGCTCTTCATCGCCCGTCCGTGCGCACGCCTGCGCCAACTCAGCCGCAACATGGGCCATGCCACGCTTGGTCGCCTGACGCACACTCAGGGGCGCGTCGCCCTTCTGGATGAAAACGGTCATGGATCAGACCTCCCGCACGCAGATCACGCCCACATCCACCGCAGCCGGGGCCACCGCGAAAACCAGCGAGTAGATGAACCCGTCGTGTGAGACGGTGTAGTCCTCGCCCGTGCCGGGGCGCTTCAACGCGCCGCCGACATAGGCGAACTTCGGTTTCCACCCGCGCTGCAAAGCAAAGGTGGTGGTTGCGCCATCGCCAGAGAACCAGAAGGCCTCCTGCGCAACGCCAGCAACGAACTTGGCGCGCAGAGCCGCAAGCTCCTCGCGCAGGTTCTGCTCCGGCTTGGAAATGCTAACTGTCATGTCGTCATTGCTCCGCGATCAGGCCGTTCACGGCGCTGATCGCCTTCCCGACCGGGGTTTCGGTGTTGGCCATGCGTTGGAGGCCATCGAAGGTGGAGCGGCCCGCCGAAGTCCCGACGTGCAGCAGGTTGGTCTTGGGGTCGTGCGCCAGCGCCGTGACCGCATCCGAGTTGCCATAAAGGGTGCATTGCGCCCCCGGCATGAACAGCTTGCGCTCGTCCTCGTAGATTTTGGCAATCTGATCCGGGGTTGGGATCGTTTCTGTAATTCGGAATAGAGAGAGCGATGCTGTCCCAACGGGATGGATGCGAAGCTCATGCAGATCGGACACGATCCCGTGGTTCAGATACTGCGACATGAATTTGCCGTCTTGATAGTGGCAGAAATCATCACCCTCGAAGATCGCCACGTGCAAAGCCCACTGACCGTTGTGCGGGGGGCAATCCCCGCCAGCGTTTAAGCTGCGGCGTCCTTGCCAGATAAACCTCGGCTGTCCGGTTATGCCGTCGAAGTAGAGGTTAAAGAATTGCGTGCTGGTGCCGCCACCTACGGCCTCATGCCAACCAAAAGCTTGTGACGACGGGTTGCCTTTTGCCCAAAACACCATTGCGAAACTCGATGCGCCAGAAAGAGAACCTTTGAAGTCCTTTCCCAAAAAATCGACATTGGTCACCATGTTGCCGTATGAGGCTAGCTCGGCTCCATCCGCTACAGCCCCGCGGCGAACGGTTCCGTGCACCGTGAAGCCGCTATTGTTCACCGAGCGATCCGGGACACCCGGTCGCACGGAAATATTGTCGAAATCCATGTAGTCCGACAGCGCACCGGGCTGGAAATGGGTCTTGAGCGTAATGTAGGTCGTGGGACCAGTAGCCGTGAAGTAGGTTTCGTAAACGCCCAGACCCACATTGGCCGGGTGATCGTAGAGCTGCGTTCCGTTTGGGCCATAACCGATCCGGAAGTCTGCCACCCCACCGGTGCCACCGATGATCTCGAACTGGGCGCGGTATGTTTGGCCCGCGACTGTGGGGACAGCTTGATAGATGTATGCGTTTCCGTAAACGCGAAGCGCACCATCGATGACCTCTGCATGGTCCCCATCGCCACTGCCAGGTACCCAGCCGGTCATAGCTGTGTCGAAAGAGCCGTTTGTTACCTGCTCCGACGAGACGAGATCGGTTTGATCTGTGTCGGCAAGCGAAGCCAACTTGATCTTTCCCGGCATCCAGCCTGTATTGTGTTGCGTCGAAATAAACGCAGCCATGCCTTTTTCAGGACTGTCAGGTTTCCTGCTGACAAGTCCGAGACCCAAGGCGCGAGCGGCTAGCATGTCGCCATAAGGAATTGCACTTTTGCCAATGTTGCCGAAGGCTGTCTTTGGGAATGCTAAATCACCGGACCAGGCACCGCCGGGATACCAGATATATCGCTCGTCAGCCGTCTGGGAATTGTAGTCAGCGCCAGCCCAGACCTCATCATCGGATGGGATTTTGTGCACATTAACGACGCGATTTGCAGCGGTGGAACTGTCCTGACCGATCAAAAGTCTGTCACCAATAAATGCAACCGAACCGGCGTTCATCGTGTAGACAGACGCAGTGATATCCACGACCGTACCGCTGTCCTTGATCACAGAAATTCCGCCAGCGGTAGCTACTGCAATCGTTGGTATTGGAAGGCTTGTAGCCGGATCAACCGGGGCGTCGGGCAGGACAGTTATGGCGACGTCGTTTGCCGTAGGGTGAGCCAGGACAAACATTGATGGCGGACCAGAATACGCGGGGAAAGCAACCACATTTCTGAACTTGGCAATCAGAACGCGCAGTTTGTATGAACCTCCGCCGACCCCAATATAGGCTTCCTCACTGATGAAGTTTGCACGGCTAATGCTTCGAGATGAAGAGGAGCCGATAAGCCAGCCATTTTGCATTTTTGCGGCAGTTATTGCTCCGCCGCCCGCGGTATTGAAAAACTTGTCACTACCGACGTCAAAAACCATCCACATAGGCAGCGCAGGATCATCTCCATCATAGATCGTGACCTTCGCTGCCTCAGCCACAATCACTGCAACGGCCGGAAACTCCCGCCGCGCCCCGCGCGTGGCAGTGTTGAGCGGCTCGTTATACCAGCTCGTGTGCCAGCAGCGCTTGCGCCATGCCCCCCCGTCGCTGTCGCGGCTCGTGTCGTAGACGAAGACGTCCACGGCGGTCACGGCCTTCTCCGCGAGGATCGCGCTGATGTCCTGATAGGTTACGTTGGCTTTCACTGTCGCAAGATGGGTGTCGGCGTCGGCCACATGCGCAGCCGCCTCGTCCCGGGCCGCCTCTGTCGCCGCCTGCTCGTCCTGCGTCGCGACGACCGCCACGTCGGCCAGCGCCACCTTGGCGTCGAGCTGCGCCTTGGTGACGTTCGCCTCGCCGGTCAGCTGGTTGACCGAGGTGGTCAACTTCGAGATCGAGCTCATCAGGGTCATTTCGTTGTCCTCGATGGGGGAAGATGGCTTTGGGGCGGCACAGCGCGGTCAGCCCCACCCCGCCGGATTTATTGCTCGACGACCATGCCGCCCGCGGCTGCAATAGTCGTGGCCACAGGGGTCGTCGTGTTCGCCACCCGGCACAGGCCCTTGAACACCGACCGGCCCGCGGACGTGCCCACATGCAGCAGCCCGGTGTCCGGATCGTGCGCGAGGGCCGTCACCGCGTCCGACGCGCCGTAGAGCGTGCAGGCAGCGTTCTCTTGGAAGAGAGCCTTTTCGTCTTCGTAAATGCGGCGGATTTGGTCGGCGGTGGGGGCGATGGCCGAAATGCGGAGAAGCGCGAACTTGTCGTTCGATGATGCAACGATTGGAACGCCAGTCTGGTAGTACCCACCGACAAGCAGGCTCGCACCGGAGGATGGCGTCGCTGAATTCGTCGCATTCGGATAAGTCCCGACAAGTGACCCATTCAAGTAAAGCAGCAATGTTGTGCCAGATCGAACACCGCAAACGTGCGTTTTCTCGGATGGGCGCACTGCGCTTTGAGCAGTCTGAGCGCCAACTTTGAAGCCGACGCCTGTCGGGAAGTAGTAGAGGCAGAACCCTGGGTTCGATGTCGATGTCTTTTCAGCACTGAGGTGAAATATGCCGCCATATCCAGTGGAGTTAAGCTCAACCCATCCCATCACGCAGAAGTCACCAGTTCCGAAGTCGAGGCCCGGGTTGTAGGGCTGCGCAAGATAGTTGGCGGAGTTGAAGCCAGAGTAGGCCACCAGATCAGCGCCGGTGGCGACAGGAGACCGGGTGATCGTTCCGTTGACCACGAGGCCGCGCGCGTTCACGGAGCGATCGGCGTCGGAGAGTTGCATCGAGACGGCTTCCACAATGGCGGTTGTGTTTCCTGAGAATACCCGGATCGTGATGAAGGTTGTCGTGGTAGCCGCGACGAACGAGAACGCCACGTCGTTGCTGTCGTTGCCAGACTGGAAATACTGGGCGACACCGGCGCCATATCCGATTTGGACAATGCTGCTGCCGGACACCTTGTCGACGGCAACCTGATACCGCTGGCCGACGACCGTGGGCACGATCTGATAGGCTATGCCTTCGTTGTCACCGTTGACCGACCCGCCATTCACCAGCGACAAACGACCATCGGCGGCGCTGATTGAGCCAGCACCCTCGGAAAAATCGACCCAACTTGTCAGGCCGTCGACGAAGGTGCCGTTGACCACCAGCTCGCCCGAACCAACCAGATCGGCGTCGTCGGTATCCGCGAGGAATGCACCACGGATCGCTCCGGGCATCCATCCTGTCGTGTAAGACGCCGAAATTGCCGCTGCGCAGAAGCTACCAATGGATGCGCTGTTCAGCATGAGTTTGGTTAAACCACCACGCGTACCTGCGCCCCCAAATGCGCGCCCGTCAGTAAAGCTGCTCATGTAAAATGGGACGTTAATGGTCCCGCCCGTCACACCAGCGACGATACCCTTTTGGGTGAACGTCGGCGATGAAAGCTGGTCGACAGGTCCGTAAATGCGGAGGTGTGCTGCATAGTAACCGGAGATCAACTCGTTCTCCGAGGTGAACACAACATCTCCGGCCTCAAGCGTTTCTGCGCTCGAAATAACGGATCCATCATCCTTGATAACTGAGACGCCACCAGCCGTGGCGACTGCGATAGTGGGAATTGGCAGACCCGTTTCAAGGTCAATTGGAGCGTTTGGAAGCACCGTCATTGCGACATCATTGACAACTCGGCTCGCGATTATTGGCACGCCAATCTCGGTATTGAATCCAAGAACATCATTGCGCTGCGAGATACTGCCTTTGTATTTTCCGCTAATTGATGCGCTGTTGCCATATTGGAGGCCTTCGTCGGCAACAAATCTGATGCGATAAGCGTCATATTGCGGGCATCCAGCAACAAGTTCGCCATTCAGAGCGTGTATGTATGTGCCAAATGAACGCTCGGCCAACATTGATTTGCCGTTTGCTGCGTCGCCTTGAAAAACCATCCACATCGGCATTGCAGGATCATCACCGTCGTAAATTGTGACCTTGTTGCTCTCAGCCACAATCACTGCAATCGCCGGAAACTCCCGCCGCGCGCCGCGCGTCGCGGTATTCAGGGGCTCTCGATACCAGCTTGTGCCTGCGCAACGATGCCGCCAGGCGCCACCGTCACTGTCTTTCGAGGTGTCATAAATGAACACATCGACAGCCGTGACCGCCTTGGTGAGCGCGACGGCGGAAAGATCCTGATAGGCGACGGCTGAGGCGGCCGACTGCGCAGCGGTATAAGCCGCGTCTTTGAACGCCTCAGCCTCGTTACGCGCAGAAAGTGCGTTCGCCTTTGCGATCTGGGCCAGCGCTGTCGCCAATTGCGCGTCGACGACTGAGGCATCGAGGGTAGCCTTCTTGGACACCACAGCCCCCTTCAGGTTGTCGACCGAGGCCGTCAGGGCGTCCACTTGCTGTTCAACACTCATGGGTCGAGCTCCTTAGGAGAAGGCTATGGCGGAGACATACCGCGTCTGCGAATTGACGAAGGCAGTTGCCATTTCGAGCATGGCGGTTTGGATGTCGGTCAGTGGTCCAGCCGCGTCTTGTACGGTCCCAATGTTGGTCGCGATCAAATGGATTTCCTCGGCGAGCGGCTGAACGACGGCCGCAGCGGCGGATGCCGTGGCCTCGCTGGCGGCGGCGTTGGCTTCACTGGTCGCGGCTGCCTGCTCGGATGAAAGGGCCGCGGCCTCTGAGGCGGCGGCCGCTTGTTTAGAGCTGAGAGCATTGGTCTCGGATCCGGCCGCCTGCGCTGCTGATGCCGTCGCATCAATCGCGCTCTGCGCCGCTTGCGATGCACTCACCTCGGAGGCATCTTCCGAGCCCTTGGCATTCCCAGCCGAAACAAAGGCCTCGGAGGCTTTTGCCACCGAGGTGGTCGCGGCATTCTGTGCCGCAGTCAGCTGGCTGTTGAAGGTGGCTAGTTGTGCCTGCCCAGCCTCGATCGCTTCTTGCGCCGCCAACATCTGGCTATAGGTCGCGTAGGCCGGCAGGGTTGAATAATCCGAGGCGCCGTCACCCACCTTGGTGATGCCCGTATCGATCTCGAAGGCAAATTCGCCCTCGGCCAAGATCGGATTGGCATCGGACCATTCTGCCGCCGTGCCACGGCGCATCTGGATTTTGGCAAAGACTGTGGAGGTCATGGGGTTTCTCCCTGGACACGGCCATCGATGGTTCGAAGATTTGGATCGGCAGCAGCGCCGCCGCAGTCGATGACGGCAAGGCCGGCGTAATCGGTGTCCGGCGCCCCGCCATCGAGGATCTGCGGCACATAGGGCACCTCGATTTCGACTGGGTCTTGCCCGCGCAGCCGAAACGGCGATTTGCCGAAGTAAACGACACCGGACATGCTGTTTCCTTGGTAAACAGTGACGGTGGCTGGCACGGTGTCCGCGCGCAGCCAAAGCGCCTGGAATGGTGCAATGCCTCGGATCAGACGCATTCCCCGGATCGCAAAACCGCCCTCGTTAGGCGGTTGATCCTCCGGTGTCACTTGGCCCCAGATCCGAGCACCGGCTGGAGGCACCACCAGCGCCGCGGAGGCGTTGAAGGCGACCATGGCCCAGGCGTCCAGGGTCAGGTCATACTTGGTCGCGTCCACGGATCACCGCAGCGGCTGCGAAACATCAGGACCGCCAGCCGCAGAGGCGCGCGCCGATTTCATTATGGGTGACGATCTGGGCCAACGTGCCCTCAGACAGCACATCGGTACGAGATGGTCTGATGGGGGCCGCCCAATCGCAGGCATCGCGATCACGGGTTGGATCAATCGCGCATCCAGCGGTCAAGACGGCGCTCAAGATCAGCGCGATCGGCGTTTTGCACCTCATTCGACACCTCCTTCGCTGTTTGCAGGGATCGGATCCGGGCATCAGCCCGCTGGATCATGAATTCGGCCTCGGCCTCCAAACGGCCGCGCCGAAACGCGACCCAAAGCGCAGCGCCAATCGCGAATGCGATCGCGCCCCAAAAGGCGGTCTTGCGGCCTATCCCCGCAAAGATGGCGGTCAGGATTGAGATCATTCCTCGCCCTCCGCTGAGATCGGCAGGCTCGCCGTTGTGACGCAGTGCGTGTCGAGCGACAGTACGGTTACACCGTTAGCCTCTGCGGCGACCCGAATTTGGTCATGTGTTAGGACGGCGGCGTCCTCGCACTTGGCAAAGGTCTGCATCGCCACGGGATGGATATCGGACCCGCAGGCCGGAACCCCGCCGATCAACGTGCACATCGAAACGATCAAGACCCACTTCACGGGGTCTTCCCACTGCGGTGATCGTCGATCCGCGCGTCGCGGGCCCTCAGGGCGTAGAAGATGACGCCAATGAACACAGCCGCCCCGATCCAGGGCAGTGACACTTGTACGGCATCCGTCAGCCCGACCAGATCCAGTACCCGTTCGGCCGTGTCACGCGCCTCTTCCGCTTGGGTCAGCGCCGGCGCAATCTGCGCGGCCACCGATCCGGTAGCACCAATAACACCAAGCCCAACCTGAGCGTTTGATGCTGTGATGATCCGGCTGCTTTGCGGCACACCAACTGCCCGTTCTGGCGCGACACTTCTGGGTTCAGCTTTGGCCAGCGCTTCCGTCAGTGCGACATCGATGATCGGCACCAGCGGCAGACCTTGATCATCGCGAAACGCCAGGATCGCTGTACGGGTGCGAGGCCCGATCTGACCATCAACCTGGCCCACCTCGTGATAGCCAAGCGCTTTGATACGCGCCTGCACCTCGCGGACCGAGAGCGTGACAGCTGGGACCACATTACCTGCGCGTCGTACGCCGAGCAGCCGCGATTTGGCATAGCGCTGGATATTGACGGCATCAGACTGATTGCCGCCCAGAACCTCAATCATGGCACTTGTCTTTTTCACGAAGAAGCCGACATGGCCCTGCCAAGATTTCGAACCGCGCGAGAAGACGACGATGTCGCCCGGCTGCGCATCGGCCAGATCAATGGGAATGCCCCAATCGAGATATGACCGCGCGTTGAGCCGTCGGGTTGACCGCAGCCCGGCCTTTTCGAGACAATGACCCACGAAGGCCGCGCACCAGGCGACAGAGTCATGCTCGACCCAGTCGTGGCCGACCGAGGCATACATCTCCATGATGGTTGGGTTGTCTTCAGGCCCCGGGCCTTCGGTGGTGCCGATGTAGCCTTGGGCGATTTCAAAAGGGGTCATTCTGGCCTCCTTGCAAAAGAAAACACCGCCCCGAAGGGCGGCGTGTGATCAGGTGATCGATATTCAGCGGTTGCTATTTCTTGCGACCAATCCAGGCACAGAGCAGGCTTTCAGCCCCTCGGGGCCCCAGATAGGCAAGCGTCGCCACAAACCCTGTTGAGACCGGTTGGGTCAGGCCGATGTAATTTGCCGCTGCATCGCCAATCAGCGCCATGCCCACAGCGACAGGAATTTCCCAAAGGAGTTCCTTGCCAAAAAAACGGCGGTTGCCGAGCTTCACCTCGCCGGAATGCCACATGAGCCGACCGGTGAAGGCGCCGATCAGCGTTGTGATGGCCCCGCCAAAGAGGTGGTTGATGGTTTCGATAAAACTGTTGTCCGGCATCTGCCTGCCTCCTTGGTCTCAGAACGGCCCGGTTGCATCCGGATCGATGATGGGCGGCACATTTGCGCTTGGCGCCACTGGGCTTGTGCTTTCTGTTCGCGCATCCGTGCCCGCGCCTTGTTGGGGCTGCTTCAGCTCCAGCGTGGTGACAAAGCCGCCCGCACGGGTCAGCGTGTGGGTCACGGCTTCAATGCGATAGGAACCGTCCACGCCAGGCCGCGTGCCGGACACCAGGCACAGCCCATCGGGCACCGCCGCCGTATTCCCCTCGATGACCACTGTGCCTTCGCCGGCATCCTGGGCCGTCGTGGCGGCATCGCTTTCGCCCTGCTGGGTGGCTTCCAGCTCGCCCGACCGGGCGAAACGATCGGCGTAGACTGAGCGCACGTCGATCCCCGTTGCCCGCTCGACAACCTGCCAGGCGCCCGCCGCCACGTCATACCAACGCCCACGAACCGTCCCGAACTGCGGGCGGCCGAGCCTCGGGGCAATGTCCCAACTGTGCAGGTTCTGCCCCCAGGTGGCCGCAACGGCGGTCGCATAATCGGCATTGCGCTTTGAGAGCACGATCCGCCCGCCGGTGACGCGGAAGTTGCCGCCGATTTCGCGGGCGAGCCGCTCGCCCATGGCAATCAGGCTTTCGTCTCGCATTTCAAAATAGCTGCGGGTCAGAATGCTGAGCGCGGGATCAATCTCAATTTGCGTGATCCCGGCATGCGCCGCCGCCTCGCGCAGGATCGTCTCCACCGTCGCCCCGTCCCAATGGCGCTGCTGACCTTCTTTGGCCCGGCCTGTCGTATTCATGCCCTTGGCCGTAATGCGAAGTCGCCGCCCCGCGCTGCGGGTGCCAGAGGATTTCACCTTATCGACCGTACCCTCGAACACGACACGCATTCCCTCGCTGTCCCAACCAAGCGCAATCGACACAGGCGCGCCGATCTGCGGCAGGACAATGCGCCCATCAGTGTCATCGATCTCGAGATCCGCACTGTCGGTGTGGGTGCCGACCTTGTCCGAGACCTGAAGCCCCAAAAGGACGGGCATGAGCACCGTGGTAATATTCGTGCCCGCCACGGTCAGGTTGAAAAGCGCACGCTTTGACATGGGTTGGATTCCTCACCAAAGCCGGATCGGATCCAGAACCTGCTGCTCCCGCGGAATGGGAATTGGCATGTCGAAGCTTGTGCCTACCGGCAGGGTCTGGCCCAGATCCGCAAGCCCAGGGTTCAGATCATAGATGGCCTCCACAAGCCCCGGCATGGGCCGTTTGAATCTGCGCCAGACGATCACCGACACGGTCAGCCCGTCGCCTTCCACGGTCACGGTTTCGATCACCTGGTCCATAGGAGCACATCCGCCAGAAGAGAGAAGAACGCCCCCGCACTTGGCGTTCTGGCCCGTTTCACGGTGATGTCGACATCGATCACCTTGCCGACGCCGTTGCGGCCGAGATAGGAGGCGCGCTCGGTCACCGAGAGAATGTTGACCCAGCCCATCAGGGCCCCATCACCCCGCATCATGTATTGAGGTCGTCCCGAGGCGCGAGCTTGCGACAGAAGCGTCAGCTGCCCCATGCCCCCGAATTTTTCCGGATAGAGGCGCGCTTTGATGGTCCAGCTTTCCGGGCCTTCGCCGACATATTCGAGGATTGGCCGCGCCCCGAGCACGGGCTTTTCGGCAAAGCCGGCTTCCGTGCCGTGGCTGTAGCCATCGGTGTTGAAGGGCAGGATTTCGAATTGGACGGGTCCGAGCATCATAAGCATCAGGCAAACCTCAGCCCGGTATCAGCATAAACACCCCGGAAAGCTTCGCGGATCTGATCGCGCAGCTGGCGGGTGATTTCCGCAGCAAGTTGCTGTGGGTCTGCCGTCGCGCCCGTGATGGTGATTGGCGCATTGACCGAAACCTCTACCGGCCCCGCACCACCCCTGCTTCCCGCCGGGTTCACATAGCCATTGCGGTTGGCGGTGATGAGCTCGGGACCGCGTTCACCGACCAGATAAGTGCCGCCGCGCGAGATGGGTCCACCGGCCGCCCGCGTGCCATCAACACCAGAGAATTCATCCACCGCCACGGCTGGGGCTTCATCCCCACCACCGAGCCAGGCCGGCATCGAGGGCCAACGGATGATGTTCGAAAGATCAATATTGCCGATCGCTTCGACAATGCGGCTTGGGATGCCCCGGATCCAGGCGATCAGTTCTTCGAACTTCGCCACCATCCCGTCCCAGAGTGCCTGGATTGCCTCAAGGCCTTTGTCGTAAAGGCCTGTGATCAAACCGGCAAAGCCATCGATGATCCGTCCGGTCAGATTGGCCGCGTTCTGCGCAATACGGGCTTGCTCCTCTTCTGATAGCACCTCCTGCTCAAAAAGCCCCGAACTGAAGAACCCGGTGATCGCATCCACCGCTGCCCCAAGCGCTGATCCCAATCCCGAGAAGGCGCCAGAAATCGCATCGGTAATCGGCACCAGAAAGCTGAGCTTTTCGCCGAGCCAGTCGAGCGGCCCCTGCAGACGCTCGGAGATGGCTTGGCCGACGCCAGACAATGTTGCCGTGATCCGATCCCAGTAGCGGTAGATCATGAAGCCGGCCGCTGCGACAGCGGCAGCCACGGCTGCAAAAGTCGCCCAAACCGGGGCCGAGATCGTCGCCACGGCCGCCCCGATCGCGGCAATGCCAGAGGACAGCGCCCCGACACCTGGGACCGCGAGCGCAATCCCGGTCAGGCCCGCGCGCAACCGTCCGAGCGCCCCCAGGGGCTGTCCACCCATCGACGCCAAAGCCGATTGTAGCCCGATCATTTCTGTCGCGGCCGTCCGCGCGCCAATGGCTGCGCGCCCGATGGTGTTGTAGCCCGCTGCAATCATCGAGAGCACACCGCCGCGGCCCAAGAGACCAGCGAACTGCAACGCCGACATTGCGCCTTTGAAAGCGATGACCGCTGCGGTCGCCCCCACCAAGGCGAGCGTCACCTCCGGATAGGCGGCCGCCAGTTCCGAGATCCGCATGATCAGTGGCGTAACCGCCTCCGCCAGAGACGTGATCGCGGGCATCAGCGCATTGCCAATGTTGACCTGCAGCTCGGTCAGCACGTTCTGAAAGCGCTGCATATTGGCCTGAAACGTGTTGTTGCGCGCCTCGAATTCCGCGAATGCAGAGCCCGCGTAATTGGCGCGGTCCCCCACCATGCCAAGCGTGTCTTCCACGAGGCCGAGGTTGGTCAGGAGCGGCCCAAGAGCGCGCGCTTCATTGCCAAAGAGCTGGCTTGAAATCGCCGCCTGCTGCTCGCGCGGGATTTGGCTGATGCGGCGCAGCACATCGAGCGTCGTGCCAACCGCATCTTCCTGCATACGCCGCGCAACAGCTTCTGCATCGAGCCCCAGCTCTTGAAACGCCTCCCTCTGCGCCCGCGTCGCTGCGGACCCGCGTGTCAGAGCAGCCCCCATGTTCCGGAAACTCGTCGCTGCCACCTCGCTTTGCGCGCCTGCAGCCAGCATCGCCGAGGCAAAGGCCGAGGTCTCTTCGGCCGAAAAACCGAAGAGCGTCGCCTGCGCCCCAACGCGGCGCACCACATCGAGAATATCAGCCGCACTCGAGGCCTGGCTGTTTGAGAGATGGTTCATGGCATCGGCCAGAGAAACCGTCTCATCGATCGTCAGGCCCAAAGCCGTCATCAGGTTCGCCATCGAGGCGCCCGCCTGATCAGCGCTGATATCAAAGGCCACACCGATCCGCGCGGCGGCATCGGTAAAGCGAATGAGGTCTTGTCCGGCAATGCCTGCCTGGCCCGCGGCAGCCGCAATTTCGGCCAGCCCCGTTACGGCGATGGGAATGTCCCGCGAGAGCGCAAAGAGATCCTGCTGGAACTGGCTGAAGCCTTCCGGCGTCGGAAAATCCACCACCTTGCGCACGTCCGCCATGGCGCTTTCAAACTCGGAGGCCGCGGCAATCGGACCGCCGATGGCCTCGCGCAGTGCATAGAAGCTGGCAGCCGCATCCACCAAACCGCCCCGTGCAGCCGTAAGGGATCGGTTATTGCGCGTGATCGCCGCGTTCAACCGATCGCCGAAGGTCATCGGCAGGCCGTTGTTTTCTCGGATGCGGGTCGAGATGCCGGCGAGCGCGCTGGCGGCCTGGCGCGCAGGGCTCGTCACGCGATCGAGAAGCTCGATCACCAGCTGGGAGGTCAGCGTTGCCATCGGGTCAGGTTCACTTCGGTATTGCGGCGCGCGCCAGACGACGGGCCTCGGCATGCCAAAGCACCAGCTCCGGCCAGTCCATGTCCATCAAGTCCGTGATCGGGGTATTCAGCCAGTGGGCGGTTTCGGCTGTGACGGCGCGCCAGTCGCGGATGCCGTGCCCTTTGGGAAAAAACCGGCGATCACCTCGGAGATCGCGGTAAAATCATCCGTGTCCATGTCTTCGATCACCTCGCGCGGCAGATCAGTCAGAACAGCCGCCATCAGAATGCCCTGTTCCAACTGATCCTCGATCCCAACCAGCGCATCCTGCAGGGTCTTGAGGTCCCTCACTTTCGGCTTCTTGACGCTGACCTCAGTCAGGGTCTGATCGCCCAAGGCGATCGGCACCGAAAGCGGTAGTCGTTTATTGCGATGCTGTGCCATGGGCCCTCTCAAAATCCGTTGGGAATGCGCAGGATGTTGCGCTCATCCGCATTCTGGGAGGTGCCATCCACGCGCCAATCTGCGGTGAAAAAATCCCAGTAGAGTTTCTCGACCCCGCCAAAATGCAGCTCGTAATGCAGGATTTCCGAGATCGAATAATCAAAGCCCTGCATTTCACCGCGCTGGAAGGCTTCAGGGTTTGCCGCACCAAGCCGGCCTTCAAGCACGGCTTTCGCCTCGATAGCCTCGCCCGTCCGTTTTGAGCGGATCGATCCATAGGCGGTGAATTTCTTGCGCGAGGCAGCGCCCAGTCCAAACTGGGTCAGAAGATCTGGGTCCCAGCCCGCCAGCTTGAAACTTGCCTCGAGTTTCTGAATGCCGACCGCCACCTCGATCTGCACGCGCGAGCCGCCCGGGTGATAATCCTGAAAGCTTTCTTGCAGATTGGGCAGCTGCAGCTCGGTCAGCGTCAGGTGTTTCGAGGCCGTTGGGTCCTCATCACCGCAAAAGAGGTTTGCGGCTTCCATGATGTAGATATTGCTCATGAGGGGTCCTCTCAGCCTGTGATGGTGCCGACCTGCGCCAGCAGATCATCCAGCAACGCATCGAGCGCCGGGCGATAGCGGGCAGATTGAATGCCGAGATAGCGCAGCACCGGGGCCTCTTCGGCGGCGAAGCTTACGGTAAACCGGCCCTGGCGCAGTTCCTCGGGCGTGTTCTGGTCGCGGGTGAACTTCAGCTCGAAGCCCAGAATGTCGCCATCGGCCTTGAGGTTGCGAAGCCCCGTTTCCATGGTGTTCAGGATGGCCTGAATGGTCTGGCCGGTGACGTTGAAGCGCCCGAGATAAAACCGCAGGGTGCGGAGCAGCATCAGATGGATGAAGTCCCGCCCGCGGGTCACATTGTAAAACCGCCAGAGATCATCCTCTCCGGCATTGTCGGTGCCAACAAAGATAAACCCACCCTGACCGATGGCGCTTTCGACGCCCATCTCGCCGCGCAGGAGCACGCCGATATTGGCGGACAGCAGGCGTTGACCTTCGGTGGCTCCATCCGTCAGCGAGAAGTTGATCGGGCGCGAGGGGCCAACAATCCCCTGTACCGGCTGGTTGGCCCAGGAGTGGAAAGGCCTGCCTTGTTTTTCGTGATCGCGGCGGACGCCAATGCCGATGATGGCTGGCGATGCGGGTTGGACCACGCTCACGCCCTCAGCGTAGACCTTCACTGCCGGATCGACGGGAATGAGGCGCGACGAGGAGATGGTCTCGCGCCAGTCGATGGCGTCTTGCTCTGTCGTGGCTGGACCGTCGACCACCGCATGCGCAAGAAGCTTTTCGCAGATGGGCGGCAGCGCGGCGCAAACCGGGTTGGCCTCAGCCCCCGTGCGCTGACTGGTGAACCCCGGCGCGCAAAGAAGCCGCGGAATCATACCAATCTCAGGCCCTGCGCGCAGAAAGGCCGAGAGCCCCGTCAGCGCGCCATCTCCCACGACATTGGCAATCGTCGCCGCGGTATCGACGCCGTCTTCGACGCGAACCAGAACCACCTTGGCAGCAACTTGGAATTCACCAAGCTGCGCGTTGAGCAGAACCAGCGCGTCTTTCAGGGTGCCGGCCTCCCCAAGTGCGGTCAGCTTGGCTCCATCATCGGAATAGAGAAACACCGGCGTGTCGGTGGGAAACACCGCCGCGTCCGCATCCGGCGCGGTGCCGATGATGCCGACCACCGACATATCGCTCCAGACCGGTGGGCGCGGCTCATTGTCGATCCGCGTGATCGAAATCCCGAAAGTCGGGTCGGACATGGCTGTCCCTCCTTGAAATTGTCAGGGCAAAAGGTGCCGGTCAGTAGGACCCGCCATCCACCGTGGTGATCTGGGCCTGCAACCCGTCGAGTGTGCTTTGCAGGTTTGAAACCTTGGCAATCGTGTGCCCGTGGCTGCTGGCCGCCTTGCTGGCGAGCTGAGCGGTCAGCGTCGGAATATCGCCGATCCCGAGTGCCACCGTACCGGTTTGGCCATTCACCGATGACACCGGGCCATTGGCGAGCACATTTTCCGCGACCGTTGCGGCGTCGGCAGCATCTTGGGCGGCCTGCTGGGCCAAAAGCAGCGTGTTCGCCACATTGGCGGCGGCCTCGATCAGCGCCGCCGCGAGACCCGCGCTTGCAGAAATCACCCAGTCATCATGCTGAGCTGCGCCGATGTCGCCGTGAATGGCAACGACTTCGCCCGCGAGCCCGCCGTTTTCCCGCGCATAAGCAGCCACCCGAAACACCGCCCAATCGTTCAGGCTGTCCGTGCCACCGCGAGAAATCACCACATAGGGCGTGGGGGCAAAAAGCGCGCGCGCCGGCGTGTCGTCGATCTCAAAACTGGTCTCGAGCCCGACCGCAAGCGTCAACGGCGTCGCCGATGTGGCCACCAGAAACCCGTTTTCTGCGGCGGCGGATGCTGTCGCGAGCGCAGGCCCCAGCACCTCATTCACACGGGTCAGCCCGAGCGTGACCAAATTGTCGGTCGCCGTACCGATCTGCGCGAGCTGGGTATTCAGTTCCGCGAGGCTTTCGGCAATAAGTCGATAGCGGCGGTTGAAGAAATCCCGGTCGAGGTCCTGATTGTCGCGCACGCGCAGATCTTCAAACCTCAGCATGGCGTCAGCCTTTCTTCAGCGGTTCGGATGTCGCGATGGCCTCGGGATGATCTGCCGATAAACTGTCGAAGATTGCCGCCGTGACGGTATACCGCGCGCCCGGCCGAAACCGGGCACCGGCAAATTCAAGGGGACGGTTCACCGTCACCCGGTAATGGGTCGGTTTGGAGGCCATGAGAGATCTTTCCTTGTGTGTATTTGGGCAGCCGAGATCAGCTCTGCGCGTATTCGATCAACTCGCTGACGAGGAACGGCACCGCCGCGCTGACGGTCGAGCCAACGATCTTGACAGCGTAGGTGCTGACCGAGGTCACATTGAAGATCGAGGTCCGCCGCACCGTGCCATCGGCCAGTACAACATCCTCAACCACATCGGCCGCCTCGGAGCCGGACAAACCCGCACCCGTCAGCAAGATGACCGTGCAATCGTGGTTTGCCTCTTCGAAATGCTGCAGATCGGTGACCACCTTGACGCTGGTTGTGGGCGAGCCAAGCGTTCGAGCGTCGGACACCCAAGTGAAAGCGGTCTTGGGACGCGTGGCCACGGTCTGCGAGCCGGTCAAGCCAAAACCCGGCATCAGGTCCGTCGTTCCCGTCAGCGTCACCCGCAGCGGCAAAATGGCGGGCAGCCCAGAGAGATCAGGGCCGTTGGCTTCGCCATCAAGCGCCACCCAGGCCCCGTTCACTTGCACTTCGATATCGGTTCGGCAGGCGGGCGGCGTCACGCCCGGGTGCAGCACGTCGAGATCGAGAATGCCGCCCGCGAGCTGCAGGGCCGTCAACTCCACCGAGAGCCGCGTGCGCTCGAAGCGGGCAAAGTAAAGCCGCATCTTCATGTCATCGACAAGATTGCCGGCAAAGAAGGCGCCGTCCGTCGAGACAAAGAAGGTGCCTTGTACCACCCCATTGTCGGTGTTCGTCATGGCCACATAATGATCGCCCGTGGTCACCAGCACGATGGCGTAGCGCCGTCCGGCCGTCAGGAAGGTTGGCGTGATCGGCAGTTTGGTTTCCACCAGTGATGGCAAGCCCACTTCCGTGGAAATCGCCCCCACCTGAATGTCGAGAACCGGCAGGGTCGTGCGCGAGATGACCCGAGAAAGATCCGGCATGCCGAAGGCCGTCTCGGTGACCAAAACCGTCACATCACCCGCCGCGGCCTTGCGCGAGAAATAAAGACCCACCTGGCTGAGCCAGCCATCCTGCGAGTTCAGAAAGGTTTGCGCCACTTGCTGGCCATTGATCGTGGCCGTGGTCGTGACCCGGTCCCAGTATTGCTCCTCGTAAGTGTCGATCCAGAAGCGGCGCACCCGGATCCAATGCACATTGCCATTGGGCACCCGCGCGCCATTGGGCATGCGGTCCGGCAGGCCGTTCGTGACCTCCCAAGTCTCGCCGTCACGGCGGAAGACATTGCCCGCAAGATCATAGGTGCCTTGGCGCCACCAGCGGCTATTGGTGCAGACCACCATGGAATTGCCATAGCGCCGCCGCGTGCGGGCGCGCGTGAGTTGACGGATCTCGGTGGTCTCAAAGGTGTATTGGGCCAGCCGCGTCTCGGAGGCGTAGCCCGTCAGGTCAAGCCGGACGCCATGGGCGTATTTGGGCAGCACGAAGCCGCTGGTGTTGGCGATATAGACGTTGTTAGGGTTCAGAAGCGCGAGCTCTGAGGTTTCCGCCCCAGCCCGCGGGAAGCGAATGCCTTCCTCGACCACCGCATCGAAACTGGGATGATCAACGTTCGACCCCTCCGCCGTCAGGAAGTGGTTCGTGCCATAGTAGATGTAGGCGCCCGGCGCATAGACTTCGGTGCGCAGCTCATCGAGCTGTTCGGTCAGTTCGACGATTTCGGCCTTGGTGGCATAGCCCGCAAGCCGGTCAGCTAGGGCAGACAGGTCCGTGCGCAGCGTATCGACCTGACCGCTGATCTGTCCACGCCAGTTTTCCAGGGCGATCGTGCGGTTGGCGACATTGCGCAGGTTCGGCAGTTGCGTCGCCTGCCATTGCTCAATCGCGACCACGCCGGAGGTGTCGAGGAGCACATAGGCAATGACCGTCACATTGGCATCCGTCGCGGGATAGCTCGGGTCCGGTCCCTCGGTGCCGGCCACGGTGGATATTTCCGCGCGACGCAGGCTTTCCATCGCTACAGATTGCGGCTCTGTGGTGCCAGTTTGCGCATCGATCAGAAAGTCGCGCGGCTGGATATCGGTTTCGACCTCCTGGCCGAAGCTGACGATCGCCACGCGTTTGCGGGTCACCAGTGGTAGTACGTTGAAGAGATCAACGATGATGTCCTCGCCGCGCGCATAAACCGCTCCACCGGCGTAGAGCCGGCCTGCCGACAGGGTGAGTTCCGTGGCCGCCGTCTTCGTGGCGGAAAACCCCGAATAAGCTTTGCCGGCCTCAAGTGCATCGCGGACGATATGGTCCATCGAGGCGCGGCCAAAATCCTGCATGTTGTTGAGATCGGCGGATTGCAGCTCCTGGCGATCGCGGTAGATGACGGTGCGTTCCATGCCTCAAACCTCAGTTAATGCGCCGAGCGTGATATCCCCCACGGCGCGGCGGTCGCCCGGTCGCGGCACGCGCCAGGTCTTTGTGTTGATCAGGACCTTGTCCCGGAGCGATTTGGCGACCATCACCGCCTCCCGCGCATCGGCGACGGGCTTGGTGCTGGCAGCCACGACATAGCCATTGACGAACCGGCCCGCCGTCCGCGGATGGCGCCGGCCTTTGATGCGGGTCAGCACTTCGGCCGTATAGGGCGGCATCCCAAGGCGTGTGTAGCCGAGATGGGTGGAGCGTTTACGCTCATCGAGCACGCGGTCCGGGTCGTGGATGTGCCAGCGGTCGTAAAGATGCCGCCAGGAGATTGTTTCCGGCAGGTAGGCGCCCATGACGCGCTGCCCCGCAGCCCCCGGGAACAGGGACGTCGCCTGCTTCGGGTGTTGTTCAGCGACCTGCTGCGGACGGACATCGATCAGATCGCCCTTGGGCAGGACTGTTGTGTATTGTTCCCGGCCCAGCCGATAGCTGTAGGTCTCGCTGCGCGGGATGCGCAGGATCCGCTGACGCACGCCAATATCGTCGATCAGGAACACCTGCGCTTTCGGCCGATCGCCAAGGTGAATGGCCGCCGTGGGTTTAGGTGCCAGCACCACCTCGTCATAGGAAATCGCGTTGAAGCCCCCAACGCGTTCTGGGGTCACCGTGCGAACCGTCAGATCAGTCTCTGCGCCACGGTCGTAGAGCTTGGCCGTGCGGATGTATTTGGTTTCAGTAATCGAGACCGGATTATTGGGTCCCGCGAAGGCAGTGCCTGGGCCGTCCGGGGCCGACAGAAACCGGGTGTTCCGGCCGGAAACACCCCGGGCAACGAAGGGATAGATCCTCAGTTGCGCGAAGCGGTCGAGATAGGCTGCGCGTTCCGTCTCTGTCAGTGCCTTTGACAGATAGGTCTTGGCCGGCGGCACGATGAAGCGCCGTGCTTCGGCCCCCATGACGGCAAGGGCTTCAGCGATCGCGGTTTGTGTCCCCTTGATCGCGTGAAACGGCAGCGAACGAGCCGTCCGTGCGCGTTTTTTCTCCTCCGGCCAATCTTTGTCCCAGAGATCGACCGACAGCCCCCAGGCCAGCCAGGGCAGATGGGGTGCCGGGACGGCTTGGGGCTGGACGAGTTTGCGCAGGGCGATCGGCAGATCGGCGATGCGTGCACCGGTGAGATCGGCAGCCTCCTCGAAGGCCGTTCGGTTATCGGGCAGCAGGGTATCTTGGGCCATCGCCAACCGTCCCTATTTCACGTCAGATGAGATATGGATCGTATGTCCCTGCCTCAGCAAACCAATCGAAATCCTACCATCTGAGCTCTTCGAACGTTACAGTTCCCCACGGAGGAACCCTTATGTCGAACGACGATACGAAGGCGGACATCGCTGAAAAAGCCGCTATCCTTACCAAAACCGCCTTGCGCGCAGCTGATCAATTGGGCGTCTGCAGCAATGCGCTCGGCAAAATACTCGGTGTTTCAGCAAGTCAAATCTCGCGCTTCAATGCGGGCGCAGCGGTAATTGACCCTCGCTCCAAAGCAGGTGAGTTAGCGGGACTGTTTTTGCGTGCGCACCAATCATTGGTGACGATTTCAGGCGGTAACGACGGCGTTGCACGCAGCTGGGTATCTTCCCCGAATATTGCTTTGGGCGCGCGTCCAGTCGACCAAATGACGACGGTCAAAGGGCTTATCCAAGTTGTTGCCTATCTCGACACGCGTCGTGAACCATTTTAAAACCCGAGCCACCAGAACGGTTATTCAGGCGTCAACAACTAAGATTTCGGCGGCGCTCCTACGCATCGCGCAAATCCGCGACCGTGATTGTGATGGCCGGGGCGGCGTAGACCTCGGTCGGCCCCAGAACGATATCCGCGGCGGGCGAAAGCAAATCCACTGAATGCACACCATCCTGGTGCAGTTTCGAGAAGATGGCTGATCGGCGCAGGTTCATCCCCAGCATGCGGTTGGTTTCCAACCATGTGGTCAGCGCTATAACCGCGCGATCGCGCACCAGATTGCCGTCTGGGCCCGGATAAAGCGTCAACGTCGCATCGATCGTGACCGGATGCACGGTGGGTCCCAGAACCTCGACCATGTCGGTGAGCGGCCGGACGTCATTGTCGATAAGAGAAAGGCGGACGGCTTCCCGTTCGTCGAGGCTTGGTACAGGGCCATCGCCCGCGCGCAACATGGTCACGCGCACACGGCCCGGCGTCGTCATGATCGCGGTCGCATCCCGCGCCCATGGGGCGGCACTAAGGGCATGGTAGACATAGGCCCCCTCTGGCCCCGCAACCGAGAACGCATCAGGTGCCAGCTGCACCCGCCGGCGCAGGCGAGCGTCATCTTCCGCGACCATCGCACCGGTTTCCTCCTCGATCTGCATCCGGGCCGTGGCGAAAAGCGCTGCAAGATGATCGAGGTTCGTGCCATAAGCCGAGGCCAACAGCACAGACCGGGCGGAATCATTGATCCGTGCGCGCAGAATCATCTCGCGATAGGCAAAGGCCTCGATCAGCTTGCGCGCGGGCTCGCTTTCGAGATCGATAACGCCGGCGATGTCCGGAAACCGCACGACCAGATCGTCACGCATGTCTCTGACGATGGTCTCGTAGTCCAGCGTCTCGATCACATCAGGCGGCGGCAGACCGGCCAGATTGATGGCAGCAAACCGGCTCATGCGAGGACCTCTCGGGCTTCGATCAGGACGCCATTGGGGTTGGCATAGGCATCGATGCGGCGCGCGCCCTCCACGGTATAATCGCCAAACATCGCCCGAGGGCGATATTCGCCCTCGAGAAAAACGTGCAAAGCGCCCACCCGCGTCACCTCGACAACCTGAATGCGTGTCACCCGGTAGCGCGGCTCGAACTGCTCGATGGCCGAGGTCACAGCCGCGAAAAAGGGCGTAACCTCGTTTGGACTGATCGTGCGCCCCATGAGGTGCGGCACGAAAGACCCATACCATTCCCGCATGACCCGGCTGCCAAACCGTGTGGTGAAGATATCCTGCAGGCTTTGCACCACATGCGGCCAGCCCTCCAAAATGCGGCCTGTCGTGGCATTCAGACCGACCGACGGATTGGGGGAACGGCGGGCCATAGTTTTGGGTTATTCCTTTGCCTCGGGGGCGTCAGGTTTTGCCGCAGCTTTTTCGGATTTCGTAGCTTTGGCGGCTGGTTTGACATCCAGCGCCCGCAGCGAGCCGAGGCGAACCTCGTGTTCGGCCTGTTTTTCGGTGAGGGTGAGGATCGTACCGACGCCCGTGTTGGTTTGGCCCGCGACAAAGCGGCCGGCGGTTTCGGTGATAGCGTAGCGTGGCATGGAGTCGTCCTTGTCAGTTCGCAGGCGTGCCGGTGACCGACGGCCCGGACAACACGCCGCTGTGTATGTGGCTGTCGCCAATGTTTTTGCTGTTGTGACGGACCTCGCCGCCGGTGATTTCAACGTTGGCGCTGTCAACCTTGAAACGCACATCCCCAACGGCAATCTCGAGGCTGTCTTCTGCCAGGGTCACAGTAACGCTACCAAAACGCAGCACATTCTGGTCGGCTGCCGTCGAGGGCGACGGGTTACCACTGGAGTGGGTCAGCGGCACGGCGACCGCTTGCTGGAAATCCCCGTTCGGCGACATCGCGGTGAACTGCTGCCCGACCGTGGGCGGTGTGTGGACCCGCAGGGCGCCAGAGAACTGCGCGTACGGGATCCACGGAGAGAGAAACCGCCCCTCGGTCCCATGCGCAGGCCCAAAGTCTAGCCGGATCCGTTGCGTGTTTGTATCAACCTCGGCCACAGTGCCGTGCCGCATCATACCCGCGAACCGGCGCTCCAATTCAGCGATACGCGCGGCCAATTCCACCAATTCGCGGATCGCCATGTCATGATGCCTCTGCCGCGGTCATTGTTGCATCGATCACCGTGACGCGCTCGCCTTCCTCGTCAAAGATGACTGCATCCATGGTCACGGCATGACCCAGGTCATCGAGCGTGGGCGAAACGCCCAGCTGATCCATGACCTCCAGTGGCAGACCCAGCATCTGCGCCGTGCGCGTCCAATCGGGGACACTTTCACCCTCAATCTGCTCGCGCAGCATGGCCGCGATCGGCGCCAAGGTTTGATCGGCCTCCATCAGCGCAAGGACCTCACCCCAGGCTGTGCCAGGCCGAATGTCCGACCCCACCGCTGGCGTGTCGACCAGGTCGCAGGTCAGAACCAGTTGCCGGGCGGCGAAGCGCACGCCGTTTTCCGATGAAGCCCCGCGACGTGAGAGCCGCCGGGTCACACGGGGCACCAGTTTCATCCAGGCGCGCGCCCAGGCACTGTCATCGCGGGTGAGCGCGGTGACAACCTGGTGCTCCATCATGTCGAGCGTCAGTTCCATCCCCTCATCCGTATGCGGAATGGCAATGGTGATCTGCCCGCCCTGACCGTCGCGTGCTGGAACCTCGACCCGCGCGGCGATGGCGAGCTCGATGACCAGATCGCAGCGCTGATTATCGCCTGCAAGGTCACGACCGATGATGTCGGCCTCATGTTCATCCGTCGTCAGCACCAGAAGCGGCTGACGGTTTTCTGCGATGGTCTGATCGATCGGATCGACCGCGCTGTCGAACACACGTACTCCAGCAAGGGTGCGGTCCCGGAGCGCGCGAGCCGCGGTCAATCGCATGACAAGTCGCGTCAGGCTCATGGAGTTTCATCCTCTCGAACAAGCATCAGGTTCAAATCGCCCAGATCCGAGGTTGCAACCCTCGAGATTGCATAGATCGGCTGGCCACTGCGGGCCGTCAGGATGACGGCGTCGCCGGTGATCGGCAGCCATGGCAGCTGATCGATCTGCGGTTTGGCGATCCAGAACTCGGCAGCAGCGGTCGACAGCTTGGTCGTGCCCGACATTTGCCCACCACGCGCTTGGCCGCGCAGATCTTCTTGCGCGGGACCAGCCGAAAAGATGCCGTAGGTCATTGCCTCGGGGCGGTCCGGGTCGGCACTACGTTCCGCATATTGGGTGGACATGCGAGGGCGCAGAAGGGCCGGCTCGGCAAAGACCGCCTTGACTGCTGCGCTGGTGTGGGCATCCAAGTCATTGAAAAGAGACATGAGAATATCACCGCCACGAGGAAATGCAGATGGAAGACACGCCCATCAGAACCACCGAGGAGCATCGACAGGCCCTTCAGCAGATCGAACGACTATGGCACGCCGCCCCCGGTTCACCCGACGAAGTCAGACTGGAAAAATTGGTGACCGCAGTGGAGGCTTATGAAGCGCAGAAGTTCAGCGGGTGGGACGAGGAGCAGACCCAAGGCTGACAGCCGCTGTCAGAACTTACTGGTTCGGCAGACCCCGAGTTTAAAGCCAAGGGCTCTGACTGCCGCCAATACCAGTGAAAATGGCGGGTCATTCCCATCACGAAATGCCTCAAGCAATGCAGTATGCTCTATGCCAACTTGCGCGGCTATGCCTTCGGGGCCGCGTGCTCGGATTACGTCACCGATGGCGCCAATGATCACCAGAGCGTCACCATCATCGAAAGCAGCTTCCAAATACGCGTCCTGCTCGACACGCGTCTGAAGATGTTCCTGAATATCCCATTGGGAGATTTCGTGAGGCATATTGCTGCTTTCTTTGATGCGGCCAGCATAACGTTGCTCTGGATGTCATTCCAACGCAACGCCTCTTCCGGCCCTGCTCGATTACGTCCGCTTGCCCGGGATCAGGACCCGCGGCCGTGTGCAGTAATGCAGCGCGTTCATCTGGAACTCGAGGTTCACACCCTTGCCGTTCTGCATCTCCCACTGCTTGCCGTAGAGGCGCTGGCCCGGCGTGTTCACGGTCTCGATGTAATCGGCCGGTGCATAGACCGTGCGGAAGAGACCAGGCACGCCCGAAGGCACGAGGTGGCACTTGTCAGTGTCGATGCCGACGTTCTGGCCGCCGCGGTAGTTCATCCAGGTGATGCCGCCAAACTCGAAGGCGCCGTAAATGCCGGAATTGCCCGAGTTGATATAGGCGTTCCGGAGCGATGCCGCGTCTGCATAGCCCTTGTAAGTTTCGCGGACCTCTTGGTGGGCGATGAGATCATCGAAGAACGCGTCGCCGCAAAGCGCCATGATGCCTGTATAGGGCAGCCCGTCGAGAATGCCTGCCATCTGACGGATGACACCCGCGCATTTCTTGCGGAGTGCGCCATCGGCGGCGCTCGCATTGTCGAGGTCGAAGTCCACCACTGCCTGCTGGTTTTCGCCAAACTCGGTGAAGTAATCGAACAGAACCGAGCCATCAGCATCGAGTAGCTGGCCGGTCTTGAGAATGTTCAGCCGGTGGTATTCCTCGGTCAGTGCAAAGAACTGGCTCGCCTCGGCCGCGCGGTCTGCGATCTTCTGCTGCAGGCGCTCGACGGCAACCTCTTGGCCGAAAGCGCGGACCTGCTGCACCTCGTCGGCATAGATCGCATCATCGACCTGGAAGTGCGGCACCTTCAGCATGCGTACGGCGCGTTTCGATTTATCGAAGGTCTGGCCTGGACCACCGCGCGGGCTCGCGGAGACCAGCATGCGGTTTTGCTCTTTGTCCTTCTCGATTGCGATGTCGAGCGTATCGATGCTGGTGGTCTGGAACAGCCCCATTTGCCCGATGCGGGACGGGGTGTATTTGATCTCACGAAGCGCGTCCGTGAGGCGCATGACGCTGAAGGCGTCCTGACTGAAGATGTTGAGGATCGACATGGGAGGTCCTTTTATTGCGTCGGCGCGCCAGCAACTGGTCGCGCAAGATCACCCTGCGGCCCGAGGCTGCAGGAGATCGCTTTGGTTGAGTGGACGGCGTTTTCGCCTTGCCTTGCAGGCCTCGGCGCGCCACCGTTGCCACATGCAAAAAACGATGGAATATCGCGGGTATCAGGCCGAAGTTTCCGAAGAGGGAGAGCTATTGGTCGGGCACATCTCCGTCATTCGAGACCGGGTTGGTTTCCACGCGGAAAGCTTTGAGGCGTTGCGCGAAGCCTTCAGGGAAGCCGTGGACGATTATCTTGACGTCTGCCAGATTGTCGGTACGTCACCAGCCAAGCCTGACACATAATCGCAAGACGGGATCAAATTACCGCACGATGATCCCGGCCGTCGCGAGATCAGCTTGGGCAGCTGCCTTTTCCGCCGCCTCATCGCGGTCGGGATGGTAGATCAGGATCTTGCCGTTGACCTCTGCATCCCGCGTGATGGCGGCCACCGCAACATCACTGCCCGTGGCATCGCAGCCGTAGAGCGCGATCGCCACGGCCGTCTGGCTGCCATCGGTCGCGCCGACGGCGCTCGCCAGATATTTGCCGCTGGCGGTGATTTTGCCGAGTACCGAGCCCGGAGCGATGATACCCGCGCCGCTGGCGATGGTGATGTTTTCTCGGGACCGCTGGCCGTTGGCCTCGGTCATCAGGAATTCGCCGGGATGCCGGCCTTCGATGAGAACGGTCATGGACGGTCTCTCCTATTTAGCTGAAGCGCGCATTGGCCTGGGTGATAGCTTTCGCCCACCCGGCCGCATTTCGTTCAGACCGGTTGCGGTGATCGGCCGGGGTTTCGGCCCCGAGTTCAGCCTCTTGCGCAGCTCGGTCAGCGATGGACGTTGCTGCACTGGCCTTCGGCGAAGCGGCCAGAACCTTGGCCGCGTCGGCCGCCGTCATTTCAGTTTCAAGCGCCAACACCAAGGCTTGCGCTTCCCGACCTTCCGTTTCCGGAGCGGTCAGGATGGCTTTGATCCGCGCTGTGGCCTCCGCCTTACCGGCAGTAACGCCAGCCACATGGGCCTCCGTCCGCGCGGCTTCGACAGCCGCCTGTAAATCTGCGGGGCTGATGGCAGCGACGTCACTCGCGGGCGCCTCGCTTTGGGGTGTTTTGGTCATAGGTCCTCCCTTTCTCTGGGGGCTTGCCCCGGAGGGCGGTTGCGAGAGCGCGGCGATCACCTCCTCAAGGCTCGCCATGCGATCAGCGAGGCCCTGGGCGATGGCATCGGCGCCAAGATAGGTGCGAGCTTCTGTCGCCCGGATAGCCTCAGAACTGATCCGACCGGCGCGCCCTTCGGCCACGAGACCGACGAACTGGTCGTAGATTTTCAGGACCTCGGCCTGCAGGTCTGCGCGTACGGCGTCTGACAGCGGCCCAAACGGGTGGCCGTCGACCTTGTGGGCACCAGCATGGATCAGCGTTGGCTTCACGCCGCGATCCTCAAGCTCGCCTGAGCGATCGAGATGGGTCAGCACCACACCGATCGAGCCGACCATCGAGGTGGGCGAGACGATGATTTCCGAGGCCGCACTGGCGATGCCATAGGCGGCCGACGCTGCGACATCATTTACAAAGGCCACGACAGGTTTGGTCTTGTTGACGGCACTGACCAGCTTGGCCGTGGCAAACATGCCCGTGGCCTCGCCGCCAGGGCTGTCGATATCCAAGAGGATTGCCCGCACATCCGGGTCGGCTTCCGCCTCGCGCAACTGTGCTGCAATCCCCTCATAGGACACGAGGCCCGAACTGGCGCCGATCCAGGCACCACGGTTCACCAAGCTGCCGACGATCGGCAGGATGGCGACGCCGTTTTCGAGGCGCATCGTGCTGAAGTTGCCATTGTCGCGGCGGTAGCTGCCCACGAAGCGGTTCGCCTGTGGGTCCAGCGCCGACAATGGCTCGATCCCGATCCGCCCCTGCAGCACGTGCAGGATCAGATCAGCCTTGTCTGGATGCAGAAGCAGCGGCCGGTTAAGAACGCGTCCTGCGATCTGTGCGAGAGACGGACCTGCCGCGGCTCGTTTTATATCGGGCGGTTCCGTCACCTCACCCCTCCTGTACCAAGTGCAAAGCGCCGCGGACCGCGGCCCTGCAGCTGGGCGCATTGTTCCTCAAAGCAGCGAATGACCGCCAAAAGCCGGTCGGGATGCGCCCGGTGATAGGTCACCGACCGTTCCACCCCGTTTGATCCCGCCCGGAACCGCACCTCCATGGCGCCTTCGCCCGCCACCAGACGCACATAGACCTGGCGAAGGCTGGCAGCGGCAGCGCAAGGATCCGCTTCATCGATGCTGATCGTCATGCCTTGGCCTCATCGCCCGTGTTGTCCTGTTCATCTGAGGCCGCCGTCGGGCCACCACCCTGCGCCCCCATCATCTGCGGCTCGGGCAGCCCGTACTCGGCACGAAGTGCTCGTTCTTGGGCCAGTTGCTGATAGACATCGTCCACATCCGCCCCGAGATCGGTGCAGATCATCGCGTCCGACATCACGCCGAGCCGCTTCCAGACCTCATGCGCCTTGGCCTTCTTCAGATCATCCGCCTGTGGTCGCGGATCACCGCGCCATTCCGCGCGGCACGCCGCCGTGCGATTGGCCAAGAACCCGGCAATGCCACCGGGAAACGGCAGGCTTCCCGCCTCGATCTCTTCTTCAAGCCAGGCCTCGTAGATCGGCTGGCAGAACGGCGCCATGATATTGCGCCGCCGCGCCTTGGTGATGGCAAAGATCTCCGTCGTTGCCGCTTGCAGCGACGAATAGGTCGCCCCCACATTGTCACCCGTGGCGCTTTCATAGGTCAGCCCCAGGCACCGCGCGAGTTCACGCAGCAGGTGCATCGAGAAGGCGGCATAGTCCGAAGACGGGTGGTTCGAGGTGTGGAACGTCAGCTCCTGGCCCGGGAAGAGGTGGGCCAAGCGGCCGTTGATGCCCACATCCAGCGTGCTGCCATCATAATAGCCCGCCACCATTTCGATATAGGCCTCCATCGGCGAGATGCCCTGGGCCAGCATCTGCGCCTGTTCCTGCGGCGTCAGCAGACCCTGCAGCACCTGTTCCGTCGGCTCATCCGAGGTGATGGTCACCGCAAACAGCGTCTGCACGATCGCCGCCATCAGCGTGGCATCCGCCAGCTGATCGAATTGCCGCGCGACCTGCAGCGCCGGTACCAGAGGCGAGATGCCCCGATGCGTGCCTGGCGCCCCTTCGAAGATGTGGATCACGCGAGGCCGGCCCGCAGCATCGCGGGCGCGGACGTCATATTCGACGTCGTGTTGGAACAGGTCCTTGCGGATCGCCCGGTACCCCACCGGCATGCCATCGGCATCCGTATAGACCCCGTTGATCAGCCGCCGCATGCTTTCCGTCTTGCGCGAGAGCCGCTGCGGCGGCAGCAACCGCACCTTGGTGCCGTAGCGGTTCCACGGTCGTTTTCGCCAGGGCAGTTCGGCGAGGATTTCGCCGGTAATGAGCCAGGAGCGGAAGGCCGCCGCCTGCATTTGCCCGAAGGTCCGAAGGCCTTGGATATCGCATTCCTGGGCATTGCGCGCCCAAAGCTCGAAACGGCGTTCCACCGTCTTGGCCCAGTCTGAGGCTTCGGCCGGCGTCATACCGAAGGTCTCGTTCTCCGGCAGTGCTTTCAGCTGCAGCCCCGTGCCCACGGTATTGGCCACGCATTGCTCCATGGCTCCGGCCAGCCACCCGCTGTTATGCAGAAGGTCGTTGACCCGCGCGGCGGCATCGTCCCAGGCTTCACCGATATCATCTTGGGCCTCCCGGAGGGCCGGCTTCCAACCGGCGAAGGTCACGCCTCGTCCGCCGCGCATGTATTTGCCGGAGGGTCTGGGGAGGTTCATCCCCTCTGGCACCACTGGCTGAGGCAGGGCCTCCATCAGCAGATCTTTCAACTTTGCGATCACGGACATGTGCGTTATCCATTCAGCCTGCTGCCATGGCGGGCAAACCGCCCGCGCAGAGCGCCGCTGCCGCCGCGTCCTGGGGAGGAGCGCGATGCCGGCGGCGGCGCCTTTGATCCGTCAGGCTCTGGCGCGGTCACCTGGCTTGGGTCATGCCCATCGGGAACGGGCGCCTCGATTGAGGTTTGTCGTTCGATCCCTTCCGGAATGCGCTGGACGTTCAGCGTATACCCAATGGCCGCACAGAGCGCCTCGCAATCCAGAAAGTGGTTGTTGCGCGAACGTTTTACCCAGACGGGCTTGCCCTCAACCACCACCCGGGCCTCCGAGGTCAGCTGCTTGCAGTAATCCTCCGAGACCGCCTCATGCACATGAAACGCCCCCGGCTGATCGGCCGGCGTGCGAATGCGTGACATCACCAGCGACTTGAAAAAGTCGGTCGAGAGCGTCACGAGATCGATGGAGTAGAGCGCCTTTTTGCCATCGGGTTTCACCTCGATTTTCGACACCCGGTATGGCGGGTTCTGGACGTCCTTGCCCTTCGTCGGCGCGCAGAGCCAACTGTAGCGGCGGCAGAACTCATAGACCTTGTGCTCATTCCCGAGTTCCGGCTTGTCAGGCCGGAAGCCTGAATCCACAAACACCTTCTCGATCTGCATGCCGCCCACGGGCGTGAGCATCAGATCTGCCAGCGCCGACCAGACATCGTCATCCTCCGTGGGCCCATAAAGCTGGCCGTTATCAATCAGCCAGGATGTGCCCCGCGCCCCGAAGGCCCGGATCACATAGACCAGGCTGAACTTCTGCACGTCGACGCCCATCACGAGGCGCAAGCCCCCGGCGGGAACGTCTCCCGGCCGATACGGCTGGCGGCGTTCCATGATCTCCTGCCAATCCGGCACATCGCCCGAGGCCGTCATGGCGTAGCATTCGCCAAAGCCCGCATTCATCGCCGTCTGGATGCGGTCGTGATCGCCCGACTGTAGCGCTGTCAGATAGGTTTCCGCGCGCTGACCCCAAGTGACGAAGGGCGAGCAGAGCCCCGAGGTCCACATCGACAGGGTCGAGCTGTCGGCGGGCGCGCCCATGACATGGGGCGCATCATCCTTCAGCGTGACTGTTTGACCAGGCGCAACCATGGCACCGCGCGCGTTCATCCAGACCTTATCGGCCTCAGTGTGCTGTCCGCCGCAGCGCGGACATTCGAGCGTGGCGGCCTGTTTCGCCTGCGCAGGCGTGGCGCGGTCGGGCCAGCGCAGCTGCTTGAACCGCGGAATGAAGTAATCCCGGCAGTGTTTGCAGGGCCAGGCCCAATGGTGCCGCGTGCCCTCCTGCCAGAGTTTCCAGATCGGGCTTTCGAGATCCTCCGGCGCTGAGCGCGCCCAGAACTCGAGGCCACTCGTGTCATCCGGTTCGATTTCCACGAGACCTCGCGCCGGTGTGCTGGTGATCGCCGTCACAAAATCGGCATAGGTCTCGCCCCGGGCCTCGACGAGGCCCAGAACATCCCCTTGGCCTTTCACATTGGCCATCATCTCATCGTATTCGTCGATCAGCGCCAGCGCTGCCGGATCGGATTTCAGGGCCGTGGAGGAGCCCGCATGCGCCAATCGTAGTCGGACGCCAGCCACATGTTTCAGCGTCTTTTTCATCCGGCGGCCGCGCACCACCTTGTTTGCCAGCGTGTCGGCCTCATCCAACAACGCCATCAGCCGCGGTTCGAACTGGTCGGTTAGAAACTCCTTCGTCGGGCCCACGTACAAAATTGGTGCCGGGCGCTGGTCGAGCCGTGCCCCGATGATATCCAGCATGCTGTCGGTCTTGCCAGACTGCGCCGAGGTCACCGCCACCACCCGGCGATAGCCACCGCGATGCACAGCTGCCGACCACGGGATCATATAGGGCGTCAGCCCCGGGTCCCGGGGACCGGGTATGCCGGCGGTTTCCGGGTATATTCTGTGTGCGGCCGCCCAAGGCGCCGGGTCACGCTTCTCGCTCGGCCTCCAGATCGCCGCTGCCAGCGACCAGAGCTGCGCCTGCTTTGTCGGCCGCCCCTGCAATGCGTTCAAGCGCGCCATCGATCACCTCTTCGAGCGCGCGCCGCGCCTCCATATCGCGCGTGTAGCGCGCGGCAAGACCGGCAAGCTCTGCCCGCACCAGCGCCGCCATCTCACCCACCACGGCCTTTGCATCCTCCATCGGGATCAGTTCCCGGCTGCGTTCCTGGATCCTGAGTTCAATCTCGCGCGTGCGCGCTTCCGTGGCCCGGCTTGCGACCGCGGCCTTGTTATTTTTGGACAGCTGGTCTTCGTAATAGGCCAGCGCCCCGCGGATCACGCCCACGAGCGTGTATTCCCCGCGCTGTGCCCGATCCATGTAGCCGGATTTGACAAGGCCCTGGACCCAGCGGTCCGAGCGGCCCAGCAGGGCCGCGGCTTGAGAGACCGTAATGGTCTGGCCGCGCGTGCGAGGTTCAGACATCAAACTGTCCCCTGTTCACTACGGGAGGACAGTCGGTCTTCCCTTGATTATCGGCGGAACCGGCGGATCAGACCGGGCGCTGACGCATAACTTGCAAAGAACAGCACCCCGAAGGCCACGACGGCCAGAAACGCATTCTGATTTTGGTTCCACAGCAGCACACCCGCAATCGGCGGTGCGATGACAAAGGGGTACAACACCAGCGTAGTGAGTGGGTTAGCAATATGGCGGCGGTTTCGGCCAAGGATGCATATCTCCAAGGCCCGCATGACCATCTGATGCACATGCAACCGATCTGGCGCAGAAACATCCTTGTTTCTGCGAGACCTCCGATAGATCGCCAGCAATGTATCGGCCACAGGCCAATACATCGTTAGCAAAATGGCCCAAGGCGAGACATCAGGAGAATTAAGTAAGATTGAAATCCCAAACCAGCTCAGCACAAATCCGATCGTGTAGGCCCCTGCGTCTCCGAGGAAGATCAGACCCAAGGGGTAGTTCACGATAAAAAATCCGAATATCCCTGCCGCGACCATCATCGCGAGGTGGACCATGGTTGCGTAGCCTGCCAGTTCAGCAATTTGGCTGAGCGCCACAGCTGCCACAATCGCAGTTAATGAGGCGAGGCCGTTCACGCCGTCAATCAGATTGAAGCCGTTGGCGATCCCAGCAGTCACCAAGAGGGTCAGCGGAACGCCAACCGCCCAGTGATCAACCAGCAAATCCAGTCCGGGAATACCAGTTCGCGGTAGCCAGACACCCAAAAGCCAGATCGCCAGTAAACTTGCACACATTGCAGCCAACATCCGCCGCCTAGGCGACATGTGAAACCCAAGGTCTTCGGCCAAGCCGACGATAAAGAGCACTGATGTCGCCAAAATGAAATTAGCGTATGGCCCTGAGATGGAAACTGGCGCGAACACAACGCTCAAGCCCAAAGCACCAAAAATCCCAATGCCCCCGACCCTCGGAGTGAGGCGAGTGTGCATAGATTGAACCGCACGCAAGTCATCGCTGCGTCCGCTGAGCCGCGGGAACCAAGAGCGCACAAGTACAATCGACACGCAAAGGACAAAGTCAAGTGCGGCCAAAACAAACTCGTGCCATTCAAAATGCAACGTCGCTTGGTGAACCAAAGGCGGCCCCAATCACTGAAAAGAGGAAAGTCTCAGATTGATTGGGTGCCACATAGGCCATTCGGCCCGTTATCTCCAATGCTTAAATACCAAGAGTGTCTTCTACCCCCCCCCGTTACATTTTCGCAACAGATCAAATTGCCATCTGCCGTTGGCGCCTTGTCAGAGCCTCCAGCGGTTGAAGAGCCGGCGAAGGACGTATCCCCGGGCCAGCGATACAGCTGTAAAGATCAGCCCAAGGCCGAGGTTCTCGATCACACCGACACGCAAGCCCAAGGCCGGAAACACGGCGAACTGCGTGGCAACCGCCAACGCGTAGCCCACCACCGTGTTGGTCACCGCCTCGATAAGCGATCCTCGTTTTGATTGCGCCATGCGCCCCTCTAAAGCCATGTAATTGCTACGATTATAGTGGATATACTCAGGCGTAAGAGCGAAGATTCCTTAACGCAAACGACGCACCCCAAGGACCTCACCCATGACTATCGCCGAACGCTACAACGCCGCCGCCAGCAAACTCCTGCCGCATATGGCTGCCGACCTGGCGGTCGATCCGGCCATCACGGATGCCAACCACATCGACGAGATTGTCTTTCGCCGCAGCGAATACCTCGGCGGCATGGCCGTCGCGATCCTCGCCATGATTGACCAGCAGAACTGAGGGAGCCAACGATGAGCACACGCGCACAGATCGCCATCGAGACCGGGCCCGAAGAATGGGTCCATATCTACGTTCATTACGACGGCTACCCCGCGCACATGCTGCCCGCGCTGGCGGCCTGGACGCCTGAGGACATCCTCGCTGCCCGCGAAATCCGACAGGTTCGGGCAGACGAATTGGACTGTTTTGATCCGCCCCGCGCGCCGCGCATTCTGCCCCGTCCGACATGCGAGCTCTCGCATCTCTACATCTGGCAGGATGGCGGCTGGGTCGATTTTACAGACCGCGCCGAATGATCCAATAGCAATAATAGAACACTGATTTTGCTACACTTTATGGCACAGCGGAGCGACTCTGACCTCACAGAACGAGACGCAACTCAGCCCACGGAGCCCGCAATGACCAACGCCACTGTCCTTCCCAGCCGCAACACCGATTACGGGTTCTTCGGAACCCTGACCACCTGCCCGGAGCGCGACAGGCGCACGAGCGAGGTTTGGATCCTCGCCAGCCGTCTCATTGCCCAAGCCGTCAATGCCACCTCAGAGGAGGAGATGATCGGCATTCGCGACTTCCTCGATAGCCGCTCGGGGCGGCATTTCGCGGACGAGGTGGTTGGCTCGCTCCAATGCGGTGCGCCGGATTGTGAAGCCGCTATCGCCGCCGCCATTGCCAAATTGCAGGACTGGCGCATCACCCGCGCGACAGAGCGCACCGACGGAATCCCCGCAGGGCTGCCTTACCTTACGGGCTGGGTTCAGCATTTTGCGGTCACCGCTGCAATGGAAGAGCCGCAATGAACTTGCGCCGGACCCGATCAGCCCGCCCGCGTGGCGGGCTTTCGGCAGTAGAAGGCGCTGCATGCTGCCGCGCCGAATTGCCGGAGAGCACCATGGCCAAGGCCGCCAAGATCACCAACCCCGAGATGCTTGCAGATGAAGAAACCAAGCAAAGCAAAGCCCCTCGCGTCACCAAACAGCAGATCATGATCGACATGCTGTCGCGCCCGGAAGGTACCACCATCGAAGAGCTGATCAAGGCGACCGGCTGGCTTTCACATACCTGCAGAGGCGCCATGTCGGGCGCGCTCAAGAAAAAGCTGGGGCTGACCATCACCTCCGAGAAGGAAGATCAGCGTGGGCGGGTTTATCGGTTAACGTAA